AACAAGTTCTTTAACCTTAAAAGGAGAAATAAATCAACCGGCAGGAACAATAAAAAATATTAAAGAAAAAAGTTTAATTAAACAACTTTTAAATATTTTTACAGTTGATAAAACAATAGATACAAGTACTGAAGAATTAGCATCTAAAAATTTAGCCGAAAGTCAGTTAAATGGAATAAATGGAAAAGTAAAAGAATTTTTAGACTTTGAGTGTCTATTAAAGATAGGGAACCCAACAAATTTTAATAGATACGTTTTTAATAATTTTTCAGATAATCCCGATTATCTACCAAGTAATAAAAAAACATACGACATATATGGTAATAATTTACCACCTAATGTTTCATTTATACAATTACAACAACAAATAGTACAACAACCGGATTTTGGAGAGGCATGGGACGAATTATTAAAAAGGGTTGGAGATTCAACTATCAGTGGTATATCGTTAAGTAATTCGGCGTCAACAATATTTTCTTTTTTTATTGATAATAAAATAAAATTTACAAAAGATAATGTTATTGAGTTATCACCATTAATTAAAATGTATGCCACACAGAAAAATGATAACCCAAATCTAACACCTATTTTATTTAAAACCTCATTAACAAATTTATTAAATGAGCAAAAAATATTACAAAAATCTATGGTTAACAGAACCTTACAATATTTAAGGAATAATTTACCAAATACTAGTAGTAAAAAAACAACAAGAACGGCTTACAGTGGTAATATTTTAAAATTAAATCAATATAGTGCATTTAAAACATTCAATGATAAATGGGTTGCTGGAAGTGACTTTAAGGATAAAGTATTTTTTGAGGATTTTCTTTTTCAAGATAGAGCCAATAGTGATATTGGAGATGAGTTAACTATAAGTACCGATGAAATTTATAGATATTTAAAAAATCAAGATAATAGAACCTTAATGGACTTTATAAGTACCATATTATCAGACAATCAATGTATATTTTTCGCATTATCCTCTTATATAAATTTTTATGGTATACAAGACGCAATAAAAAAAGGAATACCAATACCACCTGAAATTCCTAATTCTTTATTTGGTACGTATCTAAATGTTGATTATATTGATTCTAGACCAAGATTTTTAATTACGTATGTTGGTAAACCATCAGAAAACTTATCAACAAATGATGCCAGCTTTACAAGATTTGGTAATGATGCTTTTGATTTAAGAAGTACAACTAATCCACTTAGTATACCAAGTAAAGATGTTGATTTTAATAAATCAAATAGAGTGGTAGGGTTTAATGTTGATTTCGGTATTTTAAATCAAAATATTTTTAGCGACGTTCAATTAGATATGTCTGAAAAGAAAAACACCGCAGAATCATTTAAAATTTATGAACAATTAGGTGCTAGCGCCGCTGGGGACACAGTTGCACAACAAACAGTTTCTCTTTATGATATATACAGAACAAGATCGTACACTTGTAAAGTTACATCAATGGGTAATGCTATGATACAACCAACCATGTACTTTAATTTAAGATATGTGCCATTATTTTACGGTCCTTATTGGATTACAGAAGTGACACATTCAATACAACCTGGTAATTTTGTAACTGATTTTACAGGGATAAGAATGCCACTATACTCGTTACCAAAACCGGATAGTTTTACTACTTCTATTAATAGACAGTTTAAAGAAAATTGGAAAAAAATTACATTAAAATCACGTCCACCCAATGTTTTATCAACAACGGCATACACAAATACAAATTTATCTAGTTTAGAAGTAACCCCAACACAAGATTGTTATGAAAAAGTTCATCCTGAGTATGCATCAATACCGTTTACATCCTCAACCGCGACAACAATATCTTTAACAGATTTAGAAACCAATACTAAAACTATAGCAACATCAAAAATATTGGGTGCATATCTATATGCGTTGGCGTCTACACCGTATTTTTCTAATGTTTCAACAGTACAAAGTACATATGTTACTTGTCAAAACTATAATTTATTTAGCATCTTAACAGCAAAACCTTGGGGTGGAACTTTAGATAGTAGAATTAAAAGTCAAGTATGTGCCAACTTTAATGGTGTAAGTCGACCTATAGTAGCATTTTTAACCTTTAACGAATCCATATCATTTTTAGATTCTTTTTATAGTTCTTTTATGCCAATAATTAAAAAATTATATACTTTAAACACTGAAACAGATGTACTAAATGATATTGCAATTTCTGGATTAACTAACTGTAGCTTAAATTGTGTAGAAATGAAACAGTTAAGAATGGGAGTTACCCTATTTCAAATAAAGTATTATTCTTGGGATAGACCATTTATGTTTACTGGTGAGTTAGAATATGATTGGGATAATCCATATAACGGAAGTGGTAATGGTAAAAACGCTAACGAAATTTATAGTCAGTTTAAAATTGATAGACCAAAAATGAATAATCCAGCATATAAATCATTTGTTGAAATATTTACTAAAGCATCTAAAAATTTCTTAGCAGATAACGAAGTTCCGTAGTAGTGATATATTTATTATAAAAATAATATTATGAGCAATGTTAAAACAATTCTTGATGAATATCTAAAAAAAGATACAAGAACAATTGAGAAACAAATTGATAGTGAACACAAACAAGTATGTGACTTGGATACGGGCGATTGTTATACTATAAGAATAAAAGATGGTTTAATTGAAAGATTTGATAATACTGTTAAAACAAACAGAACACTAAAAGTTGAAACTCCAACAGGAGTAAAGACATTACTTAACGGATAAAAAAACTTAGAATGAGTTTAGAAAAAAAAATAATTGAGGAGTTAAAAAGATTTAATGAAATCAATAAGTATATTATTAAAGAACAACCAGCACCTGAAGATGCAGGTTTAGATTTAGGTGCACCTGATGCGGGAGCACCTGATGCAGGGGCACCTGCACCGCCTGCCGATCTTGGAGCGCCAGCCGCAGGAGCAACACCACCAGCCGCAGGGGCAACACCACCGGCAGAGGGAGGGGCAGGTACAGAAGTACCCGAACCTGTTGATGTAGAAAATGATCCGGATGTAGAAGAAGTTACAGATGAAACAAGTGATGAAGGCACTGAAGGAGATGCTGAGGAAATAGACATTACTGATTTAGTAACAACACAACAAGATATCAAAACAAAACAAGAAGAGTTTATGAATAACTTGTTTACTAAACTTGATGATTTACAAAGTAAGTTAAGCCATATGGATCAAATAATGGACAAAATAAATTCTTTAGAAACAAAATTTGATAGATATCGTGAAAAAACACCTGAAGAAAAGCTTATGTTAAGATCTTTAGACTCATACCCATATAATCAAAAATTAACAGACTTTTTTGACGATAAAAAACAAGAAATGGAAGATACGGGTAAAAATGAATATGTTTTAACATCAGATGAGGTAGAAGAATTTTCGCCAAATGAAATAAAAGGAACATTTAATGAATTTGACGAAATTAAAGAGTCAAGAAAAAAACAAAAAAGAAGAATTTTATAATTTTATAAACGGGGACGGAAGTCCCCTTTTTTATTTGACATTTTACAAAAATCGATTATAATTGTTATAGATAAAAGAGTATAAATTAAAAACAAAAATCTATGGCAAATTCAATTGACGCAGTACTTGCACAGTACGAAAAGAACTCAACACCGAGTTCACAAAGACAAAACATTTCACAAGAAGACAGAATGAAAAGATACTTTTCTGCAGCACTTCAAAAAAATGAAAAATCAGCACAAAGAAGAATTCGTATTCTACCTACAAAAGATGGTTCTTCACCATTTGTAGAAGTTTGGTATCACGAAATTCAAGTTAACGGACAATGGGTTAAATTATATGATCCTGATAAAAACGACAACGAACGTTCTCCATTGACAGAAGTTTATAATGAACTTATTGCTACAGGGAAGAAAGAAGACAAAGAATTGGCTTCACAGTACCGTTCACGTCTATTTTATATTGTAAAAGTTATTGATAGAGATAATGAACAAGATGGGGTTAAGTTTTGGAGATTTAAACACAACTACAAACAAGAAGGTGTATTGGATAAAATATTACCTATTTGGAAAGCAAAAGGTGACTTAACAGATTCTGAAAAAGGACGTGATCTAATCATCGAACTTATTAAGGCAAAAACACCACAAGGTAAAGAATACACTGTAGTTCAAACTATTATGTATGACGACCCAGCACCAATTCACACAGATAGTGGAATTATGGAAGGATGGATTTCAGATGAACTTACTTGGAAAGACGTTTACTCTAAAAAACCTGTAGAATATTTAGAGGCAGTTGCAGTTGGTGAAACACCAATGTGGAGTTCCGAGCTTAAAAAATATGTATATGGTGAAGAAGCAGAAATTTCACTTGGAGGAGGTAACGAAACTAAAGTAGAAACACCAATTGTGGACCCACAAGCAGATGACGAACCGTCAGAAGAATTACCTTTCTAATTTATAAATTATGAATAAGATATCAGAAAAAATGTATGAAGCCCTGACCTTGAAATATAGGTCAGAAATGGCTGAAGCCGAGGCAACACTTCTTGTTTACTTTAATAACCCTGTTGGTATTGGTGAACACCCACAACATTTAGAAGAAATGGATAAATTTATTGAAAAAATGACAAACGCTAAAGATAAATTAGAAATGTTGGAAACGGTGTATAAATACAACACTAAAAGAGATGAAAAGTTTGAAGTAACTGAAGACATGTTAAAAATATTAAACGAACAACAAGATGGCAATAAAGAAGAATGATTTTAGTTCATTAAAGAAAAAGTTTTCTACGTCTGCAAAATATAAACCACAAAGATTTTTTGATCTTGGTGCACCGTTTTTAGATGCTGTTGGACTACCAGGTCCTGCTATGGGGCACATCAATATGTTTTTAGGACATTCAGATACAGGTAAAACAACCGCCTTAGTTAAAACAGCGGTTGATGCTCAAAAGAAAGGAATACTTCCTGTTTTTATCATTACAGAACAGAAGTGGTCTTTTGAACATGCTAAACTTATGGGGTTTGAATGTGAGGAAGTTGTTGATACTGAAACAGGTGAGTTAGAATGGGATGGTTTTTACATCTTTAATAATAACTTTGATTACATTGAACAAATCACTGATTACATTAACGATTTGTTAGATGCTCAAGAAAAAGGTGATTTAGACTATTCACTATGTATTATGTGGGATTCGGTTGGTTCTGTACCTTGTAAAATGACTTATGAAGGTAAAGGAGGTAAACAACACAACGCAAGTGTTTTGGCTGACAAAATTGGTATGGGCATTAATCAAAGAATTTCAGGTTCACGTAAAGCAGATTCTAAGTATGAAAATACCCTTATAATTGTAAACCAACCTTGGGTAGAGTTACCTGACAATCCATTCGGACAACCTAAAATTAAAGCTAAGGGAGGTGAAGCAATTTGGTTAAACTCATCTTTAGTTTTCTTGTTTGGAAATCAAAAAGGTGCGGGAACAACTAAAATCACAGCAACAAAAGACAAACGAACAGTTAAGTTTGCATCAAGAACAAAGGTATCGGTTATGAAAAACCACATTAATGGGCTTGGATTTGAAGACGGTAAAATCATTGTAACGCCACACGGATTTTTACCAGGAAAAGAGGCGTCAGAAGAGAAGGCGTCAATTGAACAATACAAAAAAGAATATGCGGAGTATTGGAAAGAAATAATTGGAGTTGATGGCGACTTTGATTTGAAAGCAGAAAAAGAAGAAGTAGAGTAAGAACCCTGTAATAATACAGAAATGACAAAGACGTTATTGGTTGACGGAAACAACCTATTAAAAATTGGATTTCACGGTGTTAAAGATTACTTTAACAAAGGTGAGCACATTGGAGGTCTTTGGCACTTTCTAAACACATTACGTAGGTTTATAGAAGAATCTAACTTTAACAAGGTTGTGGTATTTTGGGATGGTGAAACTAGCTCATCACAGAGGAGAATTATCTACCCAAAATACAAACTCAACCGAAAACCATCAGACAATCAACTAAAAGAAGAGTCTTTTTATAATCAACAACAACGAGTTAAACAATACTTAGAAGAAATGTTTGTTAGACAAGTTGAATTTGATAATTCTGAAGCAGACGATTTAATTGCGTACTATTGTAAAATTTCAAAAGGAGAAGATAAAACCATATTTAGTGGGGATAGAGATCTTACGCAACTTATTTCCGATGATGTGACTATATACTCACCTAACACAAAAAAGTATTATAAGAAAGGAGATAAGATTAAATTACACGAAATAGAAATTCCACATTACAATGTAAAAACTTTTAAAATATTATCAGGAGATAAGTCAGATAATATTGATGGAATATATTATTTAGGTGAAAAAACTTTTGTTAAATTATTTCCTGAACTACTTGAAAAAGAAGTTTCATTTACCGATATTTTAACAAGAGGTGAACAACTTTTAAAAGAACAAAAAGATAATACCGTTCTTAAAAATATACTAACAGGTAAAACTAAAGAAGGTATTTTTGGTGATGAATTTTTTGAAATAAATAAAAAAATTGTCGATCTTTCAGAACCATTAATAACAGATGAAGGTAAAGAGTTAGTTGAGTCATATTACTCAGAGTCATTAGATCCTGATGGTAGGGGGTATAAAAACTTGATTAGAATGATGATGGAAGATGGTTTATTTAAATACCTACCTAAAGGAGACGAACAGTGGGTTTATTTTTTAAAACCATTTTTAAAGTTAACAAGAAAAGAAAAAAACAATTTTAAAACAAAAAAGTAAAAAAATGAAAGAACAAATTGATGTTACCAAAGTAGAATTTTTAATAACACTTAATGATAATTTTGTGGTACAAAGATTTTTTAATGTAAAAAACTTTAACAAAAATTCAAAAAACAGTTTAGACTTATATGAGTATGTAAAAAATTTATCACACTCACTCCAAACAAAACTTAGAAATAAAAGTGTTGTCTATATGTTAGAAAATAGATATCAAATAGAAGAAGATCCGACAGTCTTAGAAACATCAAATACAGATGGTCCTGAAACATTTAACATTATTTTAAAATTAGGAAATGAGACAATTTGTCATAGGTCTTTAGACGCTAAAGTTTACCCACCAAAGGTAAGATATACGTTAGACGTTAGACCAGACATAAAAACAATATTGAAAGATTTAACTGACATTTTATCAGATAAAAAATTATCTTTCAATTACCTAAATTATTCACTCGCTTAATCATATTTATCTTTAAAGATATAAAAAAAATCACAAGTATGTCAGACAAAAAAAACTTCGGGTATTTAGGAAATACGTTTCAAATACAACTTTTAAATAACATTATTACGTATAAAGATTTTTCTAATTCCATACTTGAAGTAATTGAACCAACTTATTTTGATAATCAGTATTTTAAGATTATTTGTCAAATGATTAAAGAATACTATTCTAAGTATGAACATACACCTACGTTTGATACTTTAGAACAACTTACAAAGTCAGAAATTACTTCTGCAATGGCTCAGAAGAGTATTTTAGATACTTTAAAACAAGTTAAAGAAGTACCAGATGAGGGTTCAATATTTGTCCAAGAAAAATCTTTAAAATTTTGTAAACAACAAGAGCTCCAAAAAGTAATGACTAAAGCGCAATCAATCATTGATAAAGGTGATTTTGAGAGTTATGATAAGTTAGAAGAAATGGTTAGGGGAGCACTTCAAGTTGGTGAAGTAGATAAAGGAACAAGTGATGTATTTTTTAACCTTGATGAAGTTTTAGACGACGATTACAGACACCCAATTCCAATTGGGGTACCCGGTATCGATAATTTATTAAAAGGAGGATTAGCCAAAGGAGAAATTGGCGTTATTTTAGCCCCTACCGGAGTTGGTAAATCTACGTTCACAACCAAAATTGCAAATCACGCATTTAACTTAGGGTATAACGTTCTTCAAATATTTTTTGAAGACAACCCAAAAATTATTCAAAGAAAACACTTTACACTTTGGACAGGTTTTCATCCCGATGATTTATCTGAAAACAAAACTGAAGTTATGGAAAAAGTTAAACACATTCAGTCAACGAGAAAAAATAAGTTGATAATGAAAAAGTTGGCCTCAGACACCGTAACTATGAATCAGATTAAAAATCAAGTAAGAAAGATGATTGCCGAGGGAATAAAAATTGATATGATTATCTTAGATTATATTGATTGTGTGGTTCCTGATAAGATGTTAGGTGATGAATGGAAAAGCGAAGGATCGGTCATGCGAGGATTTGAAGCAATGTGTCATGAATTGGATATTGCGGGTTGGACAGCAACACAAGGTAATAGAAACTCAATCTCATCTGAAGTTGTAACTACAGATCAAATGGGTGGTTCTATTAAAAAGGCACAAGTTGGTCACGTAATTATTACTGTAGCAAAAAGTCTTCAACAAAAAGAAATGAATTTAGCAACAATAGCGATTACTAAATCAAGAATAGGTAAAGATGGAATCATATTTGAAAACTGTAAGTTCGATAACGGTATGTTAGAAATAGACACAGAACAAAGTGTGACATTCTTAGGTCACGAAGAACAAAAAGAAGAAAAAAATCGTAACAGAATAAAAGAGCTGTTAGAAAGAAAAAAACAAAAAGAACAACAAGAATCTTAAAATAAATTATTAAAATAAAATAAAAATGGATATTTCGCAAAAAATATTAAGTGACATTACTGTCTTTATGAAATACGCTAAGTTTCAACCTGAAAAGAACCGTAGAGAGACTTGGGAAGAGTTGGTAACACGTAACAAAGAAATGCACCAACGTAAGTACCCACACATCAAAAATGAGATTGAAGAGGTATATAAAATGGTGTACGACAAGAAAGTATTACCATCTATGAGATCTTTACAATTTGGTGGAAAACCAATCGAGATTTCACCAAACAGAGTTTACAATTGTGCATATATGCCAATCGATCACGTTGACTCATTTTCTGAAACAATGTTTTTACTTTTAGGCGGAACAGGAGTTGGTTACTCAGTTCAAAAACACCACGTTGAAAAATTACCAGATATTAAAAAACCAAACCCTGAAAGAACAAGACGTTACTTAATTGGTGACTCTATTGAAGGGTGGGCGGACGCCATTAAAGTATTGATGGAATCATACTTAGGTTATAAGTCATCAACACCTGTATTTGACTTTTCAGATATCAGACAAAAAGGTGCGATGCTTGTAACATCAGGTGGAAAGGCGCCAGGACCTCAACCACTAAAAGATTGTATCCACAACATTACAAAGGTATTGGATAACAAAAAAGACGGTGAAAAATTAACACCAATCGAAACTCACGATATAGTATGTCATATTGCAGATGCCGTACTTGCGGGTGGTATCAGAAGAGCGGCACTTATCTCATTATTCTCGGCTGATGATGAAGAAATGATTTCTTGTAAATCAGGTAGTTGGTGGGAACAAAACGCACAAAGAGGTAGAGCAAATAACTCGGCGGTACTTCTTCGTCACAAAATCACAAAAGAATTCTTTATGGATTTGTGGAAACGTATTGAGTTGTCAGGGGCAGGTGAACCAGGAATATATCTATCTAACGATAAAGATTGGGGAACAAACCCTTGTTGTGAAATCGCACTTCGACCATTCCAATTCTGTAACTTATGTGAAGTTAATGCTTCGGATATTGAATCACAAGAAGATTTTGATGCGAGAGTTAAGGCGGCATCATTTATTGGAACTTTACAAGCAGGATACACTGATTTTCATTACCTAAGAGATATTTGGAAAAGAACAACTGAAAAAGATGCCCTTATTGGTGTTGGAATGACAGGTATTGGTTCAGGTGTGGTTTTGGGTTACGATATGAAAAAAGCGGCTAAAATGGTTAAAGAAGAAAACGAAAGAGTTGCTGGACTTATTGGAATCAACAAATCTGCAAGAACAACAACCGTTAAACCATCAGGAACCTCATCATTAGTTTTAGGTACATCATCAGGAATCCATGCTTGGCATAACGATTACTATCTAAGAAGAATTCGTGTAGGTAAAAATGAATCTATCTATTCTTATTTGGCAATTAATCACCCTGAGTTAATTGAAGATGAGTTTTTCCGTCCTCACGATACTGCAGTAATCACTATCCCACAAAGAGCACCAGAAGGTTCCATTGTTAGACACGAATCAGTATTCCAAATGTTGGAAAGGGTTAAAAAAGTTTCTCAAGAGTGGATTAAACCCGGACATAGAAACGGACAGAATACTCACAACGTATCGGCAACAGTTTCAATTAAAGAAGATGAATGGGAATTAGTTGGTGAGTGGATGTGGAATAATAGAGATTTTTATAATGGATTATCAGTGTTACCATACAATGGAGGAACATATACACAGGCACCATTTGAAGATTGTACTAAAGAAGATTTTGAAAGATTGGTTAAAACATTGTCAGATGTTGATCTTACAAAAGTTATTGAGTTACAAGATAACACCGATCTACGAGGGGAAGCTGCTTGTGCGGGTGGTGCATGTGAAATTGTTTAAGTCATGAAAGTACAATGGGGAAATAATACAACGTTAACATACCAAGTTTTGTTGGCGTTTTATAATCTAAGAAAACAAAATTAAATGACAGTAAACGCATCTAAAGATTGGATACAGGAATTGTATGTGAAGGAGTTTATGAAACCTAAACTCCTTCCTACAGATTTTTACTATGATAAAAATGGTAGAATGGTAATGACGGAAGAGTATCACAAACGGAGAGGAAGTTGTTGTGGTAATAGATGTTTACATTGTCCATATGAACCAAAACACGAAAAAGGAAATAATGATTTACAAAAATCCCGACAATAAATCGGGATTTTTTATTTTATATCTATTTATTAGAAAATCCATAACATTATATTTATATAATATGGCTAATAACGAAACTTATGGTATAAATTTTCCATTTAGACAAAGTTCATTTGGTAAGTACCTATCTTTATCTAGAGATAAGGATCAAGAAATAAGATCTAGTTTACTACATTTAATATTAACAAGAAGGGGTAGTAGATACATGCTACCAAATTTTGGTACTAGACTGTATGAATTTATTTTTGATCCACTTGACGGGATAACTTTTGATGCTATTAAAGAAGACATACAACAGGCATGTGATGAGTTTATACCCGATTTAAATATCATAAGTATAACACTAACACCTTACGTTCTTTTAACAGAAAAACAACAATCAGAGAATAAAATAATTTTTAACCCAAAAGAATATGTTTCTGAAGGAACTCTTTACCAACAGTTTGAAACAATAAATTCAGATGAAGAACTTAAAGATGTAGGTATTTATAGATTACCTGGAAAAAATACAGAGGAATATACTGCTAAACTAAAAATAGAATATTCAATAGATAATGACCCATTTGGTTCTAAACAATTTGTTATAATTAATATATAATGGCTGATAGAAAAATATCATATACACAGAGAGATTTTGTTGGTTTAAGAGACGAACTACTTAATTATGTGCAAAATTACTACCCTGAACTAATACAAAATTTTAATGACGCTTCAGTTTTTTCTGTATTAATGGATTTAAATGCCGGTATTGCAGATAATCTACATTACCATATAGATAGGAGCTTACAAGAAACAGTATTACAATATGCACAACAAAAATCTTCAATATATAATATTGCAAGAACGTATGGTTTAAAAATCCCTGGATATCGTCCTTCTGTTGCTGTAGTGGACTTTTCAATCCAAGTACCTGCTTTTGGTGATTCTGAAGATATTAGATATTTAGGTAAGATAAAGGCGGGATCTCAATTTTTTGGTGCTGGTAATTCATTTGAAAACCAGTACGATATTGATTTTTCAACACAGTATAATGAACAGGGATATGTGAATAGAACTAAAATACCTACTTTTGATGCTAATAATAAAATTATAAATTATGTTATTACAAAAAGAGAGGTTGTTGTAAATGGAACAACAAAAGTTTTTAAAATAGTAATAAATCCTTCAGATGTTATTCCATTTTTTAGTTTTTTCTTACCTGAAAAAAATGTTCTTGGAGTTACTAGTATAATACAAAAAGAAGGTAGCTCATTTCAAGGAACCCCACCCTTTTCAGATTTCCAAAGTGAAAACGGAAGATGGTATG